GATTTACTTTTCTTGGCAGCTTCAGTTCCCCAATTAATTGCATCGCGCTGAGTAGAGAAGTTTTTAGAATTTTTTGAGGACCCTTCGGTTTTAACTCCCCATGAGCCATCGCTGTTATGGATTACATGTTTATTTGATTTACGCATTATTGATTCACCCCCAATCCAACGCAGTAGCGACAACAACATTATACACGAAAGGAATGGTTTTTATGCCTGAACATATCCAACAAATGTTATTTGATTTCGCATTAGAAAGAGGATATATCGAAAAACTTTTAAAAATGAAAGAAGAGAAAGAAGAGGATGATAAATGAAATATCTATTAAGTTACATGACGATGTTTATCGCAATGATCATCACATTACTTTTAGGAGGTGGTTTCTTTACGGTAATAGCATTTTCAATGTTAACCCTTATTTTCAGCAGTTTCTTCTGGGAAAAGTGGCTTGAGATAACAAAAAAGACTGAAACTTGCGCCAACAAGTAACAGTCAAACACTAACTAAAATATACAACTTAAATATACAAGTGGAGGAGAGAAAATGCAAGAGGTAATCACAGTCAAGATGACTAGAGAAGAATACTCTCAACTAATCAAGAGCCAAACAGATTTAGATTTCTTGCAAAGCGATTACGACTATTTAAACAAACGTTACGAAGATATGTGCGATAGATATTTTGAACTTAGAAAAGATTTCAGAAAAGCTATAGAATCGTGCAAAACACAAAGCGAAACAATCAAAGTTATGGAAAGAACAATCGACATGCTGCATAAAGGAGTGGTTGGCATTGAAAGAAACAACCAAAGTTGAGTATCGCATACAAGATGAACATCATGGTTGGTGGCTTACTAACAAGCCAGCTTCACCAGAATATGCAAATTACAACGCTATGCGTAGTAGAGCTGCAGTAATTAGCGGACTGGATGATATTGATATTAACTGGGATAAACATGATATCGAAATAACAACTTACAAAATACAAGAAACACGTAAAACAGTGAAAATGAAAGACTTGGAGGAGGTCGAAGCTGATGAGTGAAGAAAAACAAGAGCAAGATATCCTAACTCAACTAGAGGTGAAAGACATCAGCAAGCAAAATGCTAATAAATTTTACAAATTTGCCATATACGGAAAATTCGGTACAGGTAAAACAACTTTTTTAACTAAAGACAATAATGCACTTGTGCTTGATATTAATGAAGATGGAACAACAGTTACAGAAGATGGTGCAGTAGTACAAATCAAAAACTACAAACACTTTGCTTATGTAATAAAAATGTTACCTCAAGTAATTGAGAAGCTAAGAGAAAACGGAAAGCAAATAGACGTAGTAGTGATTGAAACAATACAGAAACTACGCGATATCACTATTGACGACATCATGAATGGTAAGACTAAGAAACCGACATTTAATGATTGGGGAGAGTGTGCTACACGCATTGTGCATATGTACAGATATGTTTCTAAGTTACAAGAACAATATCAATTTCATTTAGCAATAAGCGGTCATGAAGGTATCAACAAAGATAAAGACGATGAAGGCAGCACGATTAATCCCACTATCACGATTGAGGCACAAGATCAAATAAGAAAAGCAGTTGTAAGTCAATCAGATGTTTTAGCAAGAATGACTATCGAAGAACATGAGGAAAACGGACAAAAGTCATACGAGTATGTACTTAACGCTGAACCCTCTAACTTGTTTGAAACAAAAATAAGACATGCAAGCAATATAACAATTAACAATAAGAAATTTGTAAACCCTAGCATAACGGATGTAGTAGAAGCAATTAGAAATGGAAATTAAAAATAACTAATAAGGACGGTATAAAATTATGGAAATTACAGGACAAGCACAACACACTAAAGAAACTAATCAAGAAGCATTTATGAAAGGCGGAGACTTCTTAGGAGCAGGAGAATTCACAGTAAAAGTTAAAGATGTTGAATTTAATGACAAAGAAGGAAGATATTTCACTATCGTATTTGAAAATAACGAAGGTAAACAATACAAACATAATCAATTTGTACCACCATTCCAACAAGACTTCCAAGAAAGACAATATATCGAATTATTAAGCAGATTAGGAATTCAACTTAATTTACCTGATTTAACTTTCGATACAGACAGATTAATAAACAAAATGGGAACAATCGTACTTAAAAATAAGTTTAACGAAGATGAAGGAAAGTATTTCGTTAGATTATCTTTTGTAAAAGTTTGGAAAAAAGGTGACGAAATCGTAAATAAACCCGAACCTAAAACTGATGAAATGAAACAACGTGAACAACAAGCTAACGGACAGCAAACGCCAATGACAAAACAAGATAATCCGTTTGCAAATGCTAATGGACCAATTGATATTAGTAATGATGACTTACCTTTCTAGGAAGTGATTAAATGCAGCGTATTACAAGATACCAGCGAGATAACGACGGTACTTACTCCGTCGTTGCTACTGGTGTTGAATTAGAACAAAGTCACATCGACTTATTAGAAAATGGTTACTCACTCATTGCAGAAGTTGAAGTACCTGATAACAAAAAATTATCAATAGACCAACGTAAAAAGATCTTTGCTTTATGTAGAGATATTGAACTTCATTGGGGAGAACCTGTGGAATCACTAAGGAAAAGGTTTCAAGCAGAACTTGAAATTATGAATGGTTACGAAGAAATAAGTTTACGTGACTGTTCAATGAGAATAGCGAGTGAATTAATAGAGTTGATTATAGCTTTTATGTTCCATCACCAAATACCAATGAGAGTAGAAACGAGCAAATTGCTAAGCGGAGATAAAGCTATGTTGTACTGGGCAACGGTCAATCGAAACTGTGTAATATGTGGGAAACACGGAGAACTAGCACACCATAAAGCAATAGGTAGAGGCGCTAATCGGAGAAAAATGGACCACTACGGTTATGAGGTGCTGTGTCTATGTAGAGAACACCATCAATCGCAGCATGATATGGGTGTAGAAACCTTTGATGAATTACATCACCTTGAAAATTCGTGGCTTTCAGTAGATGAGCGCTTAAACAAAATGTTGAAGGGAGTTAAAAATGATAGATAGATTTGATGTGGGAGAACGTATAAATGAACGAAGAACACGATTAGGAATGACACAAAAAGAATTAGCTATTAAAACTGATACAACAAAATCAACAGTTCAAAAATGGGAGTCTGGTATGCATTTACCTAAAAAAGAAACAATCCCTAAAATAGCTAAACATCTAAAATATAGCGAAGGATATCTATTGTACGGGGAGTGATAGAAATGACTTTAGGTAGTCGTATTAAACAGCACAGACAGGACAAAGGTCTGAATATGAGAGAGTTTGGAGAATTAATTGACAATGCGTCAGACAGTATTGTTAGTAGGTGGGAAAAAGACATTTCAAAACCTAACGTTAAGCGACTTAAATTAATCGCTGATGACATGAATATTACTGTAACAGAGTTACTGAATGGAAGTGATAAAACGTGAGCAATCTACTAATTGACGATTATCCAATACTTGTACTTCCTGCGTTAGCAAGTGAGATAGGACTTAATGAAGCAATTGTATTACAACAAATGCACTACTGGTTGAAGAAAAGTAATCATAACTACGATGGTAGACGCTGGATATACAATTCATTCCCTGAATGGCAAAAACACTTTCCTTTTTGGTCTGTAATGACAATCAAGCGTGCAGTATATAGTTTAGAAAAACAAAATCTATTGTATGTAGGCAACTATAACAAAGCTAAATTCGATAAAACGAAGTGGTACAGCATCAATTATGAAAAGTTAGAAGGTATGAAACGACCATCGTATCAAAATGATACGACGAACGTATCAAAAAGAAACGATGGAGTGTATCAAAATGATACGACCAATACCAGAGACTACACAGAGATTACTACAGAGACTACTAACAATAATATATTGTCGGGCAACCCGACTGCGTCTCGAATACCTTATAAAGAAATTGTTGATTACCTAAATGAGAAAACTGGTAAAAACTTCAAGCATAAAACAGCTAAAACAAGAAAGTTTATTGAAGCAAGATGGAACCAAGATTTTAGATTGGATGATTTTAAAAAGGTGATTGATGTCAAAACTGATGAGTGGTTAAACACAGACAGTGATAAGTACCTTCGACCTGAAACGTTATTCGGTACTAAATTTGAAGGTTATCTAAATCAAAAGACAAAATCAACTGGCATGGATCAACTAGAAAGAATGAAGTATGACGAGAGTTATTGGGACTAGGAGTGATTATAAATGCAATCAATGGAAAGTTTAGCTAGAAATATCAAACCTAGTAAAAACATCGTAGAAGAACAACACAACCTTAAATGTAGTAAGTGTGGAAACACATACGACTATTACAAGTTTAGTAACGGACACGAGTTTAGACATGGTTGTGACTGTTCAATGATACAAGCTGGTAAAGAAGCAGAGAAGAAACGTAAGCAAAAATATATAAATAATATCTTCAATCAATCTACTGTAAACGGTTCGCTAAGAGATGCAACAGTAAATAATTACAAACCTCAGAACGAAAAGCAAATATACGCCAAAAAAACAGCCATAGAGTACGTCAAAACATTCTCGGTAGATAAACCCAAGTCTTTAATCTTACAAGGCTCATATGGTACCGGAAAAAGCCATATAGCGTATGCCATAGCTAAAGCAATTAAAAACGAAGGATATTCAGTCGCTTTTATGCACATTCCAATGTTGATGGAGCGCATCAAAGCGACATATAACAAGAATGCTGCAGAAACAACAGATGAACTTGTACAACTACTAAGTAACATAGATTTACTAGTACTTGATGATATAGGTGTAGAGAACACTGAACACACATTAAATAAACTATTCAGCATAGTAGATAACAGAGTTGGTAAGAATAATATATTTACTACAAATTTTAGTGATAAAGAACTTAATCAAAATATGAATTGGCAACGGATTAATTCAAGAATGAAACATAACGCTAGAACCGTAAAGGTACTAGGCGATGACTACAGGGAGCGTGACGCATGGTAACGAAAGAGAATGTTATGCAAATACTTGAGTGTTCCGATGTGTATGCTCAAAAAATGATTGATTGGTGCAGTGGTAATCAAACTGCACTTATCAAGTTAATTAATGACAAGCTAGAAGAAAAAAGCAACAGACAGGCAATAACGGAGGTGTCCTAATGGGACTTATCGACGGACTTAAAAAGCAATACACGTTATATCAGATTGACGGTTGGAAGATGTGCAGTGTAACGCCGTTAGGAGAAGATACATTCAAACTAGGTAACTATGCAGGCATACACTTTAGAAACACATTCTCAGGAACAGTAACGAAAGATGAACTAGAAAAACTGAAACGCAAACATAAGCTTTTCAGAAAAGAAGAACTGCAACAGCAAATGACAATTAACGAATTATTATTTTGAGGTGGAACTTTGAGTAAATACAATTCTAAAAAAGTTGAATATAAAGGTGTCGTGTTCGATAGCAAAATTGAATGTGACTTCTACCAGCATTTAGAACGTAACTTAGGTAAGAGGTATGACCGTATCGAGTTGCAACCTAAGTACGAATTACAACCTAAATTTGAAAATTTCAGATCTATTAACTATGTAGCAGATTTTGCTTTATGGAAAGATGGCAAGCTAATCGAAGTGATAGATGTAAAAGGTATGCCTACTCCAGAAGCCAAAATAAAATCAAAGATATTTAGATATCAAAACAGAGATATACCACTCACGTGGATATGTAAAGCACCTAAATATACAGGTCAAGAGTGGATAACGTATGAAGAACTATTAAAAGCACGCAGAAAGCGCAAAAAGGAGAAGAAGAATGGTAAAGATTAAACGAAAAGTAGCATTAGAACCTAAAGAATTTTTAAAGTATTTATTAAAAAAAGAAGAAACAACAGTAGAGTTAAACGGTTATACGAGTGATGGTGAAATATTTTCATTCGAACCAGAAGTAACTATAAATGAATTTGTGAGTTATTACCCATATGACAATACTTACACGGTAGAAATCGAAGAAGAAGTTACGGAAGAAACAAAACTCCCTAAATGTTTAGAAATTTCTTTTGATCGAAAAAGTGGCAGAGACGTGGCGGTCGTTCATGAAAATTGCTCGGTTAAACAATTAACTGATAGAAATCCTGAACATTCACTAGATATAAGAACTATCCATCTAGTAAACGATGACGGAACGGTTGAACTCATCTGGAAAGATGGCGAAATGGTAGGTGATGAGCAATGGCTAACAGAGAAGAAACAATTGAAGTTGAAGCGACACTCAAAGTGAGATGTAAATATCCAGTATGGATAAACAATCATATTACGAGAGATGAAGAAAAAGAGCGGATTTTAGATTTAATCAGTAAGAACCCTGACAAAGAGTTGATGAGCGAAGATTTTAAACTAGTTGAATTAATAGAGGTGGAATAAATGGAAGCAACAAAAATGAGAGTTAAAAATAAATACTTCTCTATTACACCTAATGTAGTAGAGAAAATGAAAGAAGCAGATATCAATCCCGATATCTTAAGACAAAGATTAGCTTCTGGTTGGAAGTTTGAAGATGCAATAGAAGCTCCTTTGGGAGTAAGACGTAGTGAATGGGATAGTTTAAAACCTAAAGAGGACGGAATCGCTAGTTATAAAGAGAGAATGGCACAACGTAGATTACAAGAGTTGAAACGTAAGAAACCACATTTATTCACAGTGCCTCAAAAACACCCTCGTGGTGAATGGTGCAAGCATCTTATGGAGAATGACATATTCCCTAGAAAGGTGGTTAGATCATGAGCATTAAAGATTTGATTATAGGCGATAGAATCAGAATCCAAGAAGTTAACGGTGTTGAAATTACAGTGCAAATAAAAAATGTTTATCGTTTAGTTCAGTCAAGTCTTGATATAGATAAATGGGTTGCTGATGTAGAAGCAATTGACGGGAGAACTTGGACTATTGATGATTGTTATGATTTTTACTCATTACCTAATGGAAATGAAGGAACTAAAAAGACATTAGATGACAAGGTTAACCACCCGTCACATTACACGTATGGAGAAATAGAAATAATGGATTTTATAGAGCAAGTCACTAAAGATTACAAACCAGAGTTAGCATTTGCAATTGGTAATGCAATTAAATATATAAGTCGAGCTAATCGTAAGAACGGAAAAGAAGATTTAGACAAAGCACGTTGGTATCTAAACAGAGCATTTGAAAAGTGGGAGGGTTAATGAAATGAGAAACACATTGACAGATTTAAACAATCATTTATTTGCACAATTAGAAAGATTAAGCGATGAAGATTTAAAAGGCGAAGAATTAAAAGAGGAGTTACAAAGATCTAGTGCAGTTTCTAAAGTAGCTCAAAATATCATTAATAACGGCAGTTTAGTGCTGCAAGCACAAAAGTTTAAAGATGAAAAATTAGACGCAGAATCAGAAATGCCTAAGTTGTTAGGAGAGTAATAGCCATGAGACATGTATGGACTGATGAGCATGAAAAATATATTCGAAATAACATCAAAGGTAAAACTAAGAAAGAAATGACAGAAATGTTTAATAAGGAGTTTGGCACTGATGTTACTACAGATAAAATGAAAGGTTTTTGTTCGAGAAAAAGGATAAGAAGTGGGGTTGATTGTAAGTTTAAAAAAGGTGTGCCTTCTTGGAACAAAGGTAAAAGTTTTCCGTCCAGAGGTAGAAGCGCTGAAACTCAATTTAAGAAAGGACAAATGCCCGATAACACATTTCCTTTAGGAACGATAAAAACCACTACTGATGGTTATAAGTTTATAAAAATCAAAAAACGAGGTTCTAAAAACGAATGCTGGAAACAATACACACATTATTTATGGGAACAAAAGCACGGACCTGTGCCCAAAGGATATTGTTTAATACATTTGAATCAAAACAGGTCAGACTGTAGCGAAGAAAATATAGCATTGGTAAGTCGTAAAGAATTAGTACGTATTAACAAACTTAATTTAACTTCAACTGATCGAAACTTAACTAAAGCAGGAATCAACTTTGTTAAATTATTAAACAAACAAAAAGAAGTTAAGGACAAAATAAATGCTACTAAGTGATACGGTATCTCAACGATACAGATACAACACACAAGGTAAGACGCCTACAGAAATACAACAGGAGTTACGACAGATAGGTGTTAAAGGCTTTGTGGTTAAAGTAGCAGGAAGCAGAGTGACGATGAAAGTTGAGAAAGAAAATATAAGAAAGAATAGGGAGTGTATGAGGAATGGCAGAAATAACTAAAGAACAATTATTAGAATTTATCAAGAATAAAGACTTAGATTTAGACGAAAGCTATCCGCGTAGTGATTGGTGGAAGTTCAGAGATGAACGTGACTCATACAAGAAACAACGTGATGAACTCATCAATGATATGGCAGAAATTAAAAAGAAGGCAGAGGCGTTTGATGAGATATTGGAAACAGCAGAGGAAGACTGTTGGGCAAAAGAGTTCACAGCTTATGTATTTCAAATAATTGATAATTACAAGGAGACCAAACGTGAAGGATAAAGAATATAAACGTGCATGGCTAGAGTTAAAAGAAGAAATGCTTTGTCAATATCCGTTAATACTTCATATGACAAAAATGGCTGATGGTAAAGAAGACGAGGGCTCACTATTTCAATTAGGAGAATACCTTAAACGCATGGACGAACTCGACGGAACACATGAGTTTCAAAATTTATTAAGTGATTTGGAGGCTTGCAATGGACAATAGAGAGTTTATCCAACGCTGCATAGTATCATCTACAGCTTTTACAGGACACGATGGGTGTTTACTAATCAAAGAGCTTAACGAAGTATATCGCAAGGCAGAGTTGTACGACAAAATAGTGGAAAATAATTCAAAGAGTTTAGTAGAAAATGGAGGAACAATAAATGACTAAAGAACTAGAAATTAAATTATTATCAGAAAACGCGACTATGCCTAAGAGAGCAAATTCTACAGATAGCGGATTAGATTTGTATGTATCAGAAACAACAACAATCAAAGCAGGAGAAACAAAAGCAGTTAAAACAGACGTGGCTATTAATTTACCTCACGGATATGAGGCGCAAGTGAGACCTAGATCAGGTAAGTCGCTTAAAACAAAGTTACGTGTAGCATTAGGAACAATAGACCAAACATACAATAAAGAAATCGGTATTATCACAGATAATATAGGTAATGATGATATCACAGTAGAAAAAGGAGAAAGACTAGCACAGTTAGTTGTAGCACCAGTTGTATATCCTACACCCAAGCAGGTTGATTGGTTTGAAAAAGAAAGTGACAGAGGCGCATATGGAAGCACAGGAGAATAAAGATATAGTAGCAGAGATTAAAAGAATACTAGGTAAGGAGTGAGTGGGAATGAGCGTTAAAAAAGCTAGAAAGAAACCTGTAGAAATTGAGTTTATACAATTTACAGACAAAGATAGTGTATTAGAAATATTGTTATGGGCGAGGTCTAAGGTTAAGTACAAAAATACTAAAGGTTATTTACTTATAAATACTTTAGAAGGGGAAATGATAGCCGATGTTGGCGATTATATCGTTAAGGGTGTAAACGGAGAATTTTATCCAGTTAAACCAGAAATTTTTGAAAAGACATATGAGGTGCTAGGGAAGTGACACTAGATTCAATTAACTTTGTTTGGATAGCCATGATGTGTTTGATTGTTGTAGCACTTGTTAATGTAGTTGCTCATGTTTGCATGATAATTTTATTTACTAAAGATAAGAAAAGACTGAAAGAATTCAGAGAAATACGAAATAGAGAATGGATAGAGAAAGAAAAAGAATTTGAAAATAGAATGAAAGAACAACGTGAAGAATTCTATAAAAGAAATAGACATATTACTAAAGACTTAGATAAACACTTTAAGGAGTGAACGGAATGATTAAACGCATATTAAAGATTTGGTTTACTATCGCTATGTATGAGTTAGGTAAATGGATTGGTAGAGAGTTGTATTATAAGTTAACTGCAAATGATGAGGTGGAAGTGCCTAAGGACTTTGACGAAAACGGCCACGCTCATTTAAACGGCATATACGGAGGTTATTAATATGTGGGGCGTAATAGCAATTATTATATTAGTTTTACTACTGTTTGGCTCATTGCTTGAACAGAACGATCTAAAACACCAGTTAGAAGTGAAAGAGTATGAAGTGAAAAGACTTAAAGATAAGTTGTAGAATGGAGGGTAATTTTTAGTGTATTCAAAAGCATCTATATTAAACATGATTGATGGATATAAAATGAATTGTAATATCTTAGAGGATGTAGTTCCTGAATGCGACAGTAATTCTATAGCGCAATATGGGATACAAGCTACGTTACCTAAACCACAAGGAGAAAACGGCAGTAAAGTTGAAGATGTAGTAATTAGATTAGAAAGAACAAATAAAAGGTACGCACAAATGTTAAAAGAAGTTGAGTTCATCAATCAATCTCAACAAAAATTAGGGCATGTTGATTTTTGTTTTCTAGAACACCTCAAGAAAGGCAGACGTAGAGATAAGATAATAGAAAAGATGCCTAATGCTAAATTGAATAGAAATAATTTTTTAGCACGCAAAGATGAGTTAGCAGAAAAGATTTATTTATTGCAATGACAATAATGACGAAAATGACCGAAATGACAGTATTTTTCAAAGGATATATTAATTTTATATAATGAATGTGTAAGAATTACCTCACAAGACATAGTGTTTATCCTTTCGCACTATGGTGGGGTATTCAATATCGAAGTGATTGGATAAGTGTTTATCGTCTTTGATTAGACGTTGCGCGTCCGATTGCTTAACTATCCGTCAGAGTGGCGGGTAGTTTTATTGAATCTTACAACACGGCTTCCGATACGATGATATGAATACTTGACATGTAATTTTTCTCCTCCCTTAATTAGTTATCCGTGAGAACACACGGGTAACTTATTTTTATGTATTGATGTGACATAGAGGTGTGACATGAGTACATAAACTCAAATAAATAACAAAACATAATCATTAGGCACTGTTTACGCAGTGTCTTTTTTTATACGTCAAATAAAGGTGCTTAACCGTGAGAGTAGGTGGTAATATACGATGACGAAACTGAACCTTAAACAACAAACATTTGTTGATGAGTACATTAAGACAGGTACTGCTTATCAATCGGCAATCAAGGCTGGTTATAGTGAGAAATACGCAAAATCAAGTAGTCATAAATTGTTGGAAAATGTGGGAATAAAAGCAGAAATAGACAAACGAATGGAAAAACTGAAAAAAGATGCAATTGCAGACCAAGACGAAATACTTCAATATCTTACTTCTGTATTACGTGGAGAGGTAACAGATCAAGAACTCATACCGATTGGAATTGGTAAAGGTGAAATGGAAGTAGAGTCTTTGGAAAAACGATCAGATACTAACGCTAGAACGAAAGCTGCGGAATTATTAGGTAAACGATATATGATGTGGACAGACAAGCAACAAATTGAAACGACTGCGACGGTACAGTTCAATGACGATATCGATTAACCTATCTGAACTGTTACCTAAACACTTCCATAGCTTATGGAAAGCAACTAAAGATAGAGAGAAGCTTAACATAGTAGCTAAAGGTGGACGTGGTAGTGGTAAGTCGTCTGATATATCTATCATCATTACACAGTTAATCATGCGCTATCCTATGAATGCAGTTGTAGTACGTAAGACAGACAATACACTAGCTACATCAGTATTTGAGCAAATTAAGTGGGCGATAGAAGAACAAAAGGTGTCACACCTGTTCAAAGTTAAAGTGTCGCCAATGGAAATCACGTATGTTCCTAGAGGGAATCGGATTATCTTTAGAGGGGCGCAGAACCCTGAGCGATTAAAGTCGTTAAAAGATAGTCGGTTCCCTTTTTCTATCATGTGGATAGAGGAGTTGGCAGAATTTAAGACAGAAGATGAAGTCACAACAATTACTAACTCTATGTTACGTGGAGAACTAGACGACGGATTGTTCTACAAGTTTTTCTTTAGTTACAACCCACCTAAGAGAAAACAATCGTGGGTTAATAAAAAATATGAAACCTCATTCCAACCAGATAACACATTCGTACATCATTCAACGTACTTAGATAATCCTTTTATCTCTAAGCAATTTATACAAGAGGCAGAGAGTGCGAAAGAACGTAACGAACAACGTTATCGTTGGGAATATATGGGCGAAGCGATTGGTAGTGGCGTTGTGCCGTTTAACAATTTACAAATAGAGAAGATACCAGATGAGTTATACAATAACTTTGATAATATTCGTAACGGTGCAGATTTTGGTTATGCTGCTGACCCTCTAGCGTTTACACGTTGGCACTATGATAAAAAGAAACGTATTTTGTACGCTATGGATGAAATATATGGGGTACAAATGAGTAACCGGGAATTTGCGAAAGAGTTGTGGAAACGTGGTTATCAATCCGATGAAATCTATTGTGACTCAGCTGAGCCGAAAAGTATTGACGAGTTGAAAAAAGAACACGGAATAAAACGTGTGAAAGGTGTAAAAAAAGGACCGGATAGTAGAGAATATGGCGAACAATGGTTATCTGATTTAGAAGCTATCATAATAGATCCGAAACGCACACCGAATATAGCTAGAGAATTTGAAAACATAGATTATCAAACTGATAAAGATGGGGATATTATTCCTAAATTAGAAGATAAAGACGATCATAGCATAGACTCTTGTAGGTATGCCCTTTCTAGAGATATGAGGCAAAGCAAAATTAGTATATTAACGTAAACGAGGTGATTAGCATTAACTGGCCATGGGACAAACCATATCACGAACAAGTGGTAGAACAGATTAAACCGAAGTATGAAACGCAAGAAGAAATGATATTGCGCTTAGTTAGAGAACATAAAGAGAATATAGACAATATCACAATGGGTGAAAGATATTATAATCATCACCCAGATATATTAGACGCTCCTTTCAAAAGAGATGTGAACGGCGACTACGACGAAACTAAACCAGACTGGCGCATGTATACTAACTACCATCAAAACTTAGTAGACCAGAAAGTAGCATATGCAGTTGCTAATCCTGTGACATTTGGTGTAGATAATGACAAAGCATTAAAACAAATACAACATACACTTAATCACAAGTGGGATGACAAATTAGTGGATATATTAACTGCTGCAAGTAATAAAGGTATCGAATGGGTTCAACCTTATGTAGATGAAGAGGGAGAGTTTAAAACGTTTCGTGTACCTGCAGAACAAGCTGTACCTATTTGGACTAATAAAGAAAGAGATGAACTGCAAGCGTTTATCCGTGTATATGAATTAGACGGAGCAGAACGCGTTGAGTATTGGACTAAAGATGATGTGACATTCTATGAGTTGAAAGAAGGACAACTTATCCCTGATTTCTACCGTAGTGAAGATCATATACAACCTCATTATTATCAAGGTAATAAATTGATGAGTTGGGGACGTGTTCCTTTTATTCCGTTCAAGAACAACCCGCAAGAAGTATCTGACTTATTCATGTATAAGACAATCATAGATGCGTTAGATAAGCGATTATCAGATACACAAAACACTTTTGACGAATCAGTAGAGTTAATCTATATCTTAAAAGGTTATGAAGGCGAAGATATGAAAGATTTCATGCATAACCTTAAATACTATAAAGCGATTAGTGTTGCAGGGGAAAGTGGCTCCGGTGTAGATACTATCAAAGTAGAAGTGCCTATTGACTCTGTTAAGGAATACACGAAGATGTTACGTGATTACATTATAGAGTTTGGACAAGGTGTAGACTTCCAACAAGATAAGTTTGGTAATAGCCCAAGTGGTATTGCACTTAAATTTATGTACAGTAACTTAGACTTAAAAGCTAATAAATTGAAGAACAAAACACTTACTGCATTACAAGAGCTATTGCAGTACATTATCGACTTCTACAGATTAGATGTGAAAGTGCAAGACATCGAGATTACGTTCAACTTCAATGTAATGGTTAATGAGTTAGAAAACTCTCAAATTGCTATGAATTCTACAGGGTTATTATCTAAAGAGACTATTCTATCTAATCACGCTTGGGTTGAAGATCCTGTAGCTGAAATGGAAAGAATAGAGCAAGAAAACATAGAACTCAATCAACAACTCCCTGACATTGAGGAGGGATTGAATGACGAACAACAAAGACAATCCGAAAATAACCAACCAGAATGACATAGATGACTACATTGATAAACTGGTTAATCAAGCAGAGAAAGAAATTGAAATACTATTTGCTAAACGTTTGAAAGAAATTAAACAGATTATAGCGAATATGTATGAGAAATATGACAAAGATGAACCACAAGTCACATGGACTGAATTTAATAAATACAACAGGCTCAACAAAGAACTTAACCGTATAGGTCAGATGTTATCTCAAGACTATAGAGAAGTCGCTAAGACTATTAAACAGTCACAACAGAACGTCTATATGGAAAAGTACATGATGAGCCTATTTTTGTATGAAGTAGCAAGCCAAACATCTATGAACTTCGATATACCTACCGCACAGACAATACAGACAGCAATTGAACAACCTATTGAGTTTATTAAGTTAGCTCCTACACTGCAGAAACATCGTGATGATACATTAAAACGTATTCGTACACACATAACACAAGGCATTATGAGTGGTGAGGGATATTCTAAGATAGCTAAAGCGTTAAGAGATGATTTAGGAATGTCAAAAGCTCAATCAGTTCGTGTAGCTAGAACAGAAACAGGCCGTGCATTATCACAAGCAGGATTGGATAGTGCGACAGTAGCTAAGGATAACGGACTTGATATGAAGAAACGTTGGTACGCTACTAAAGATACACGTACAAGAGATACACACAGACACTTAGACGGACAAACAGTAGGCATTGACGAAAACTTTCACTCAAGTGGTTGTGTAGGTCCTGCACCTAAGTTGTTTGTAGGTGTAGCTAGTGCAAAAGAGAACATCAATTGTCGTTGTAAGCTTCTTTATTACATAGACGAAGATGAATTACCTACAACGATGAGAACTAAAGAAGATGGCGTGATACCTTTCACTAACTATAGAGAGTGGGAGAAGAATAAACGGAAAGGTAGTGTCTGATTATGAGCGAAGATAATTTAATTAAGTTATATTTCTTAAAAGATTACATTCTTGTTATTCACTCAGACGGTAGTGAAGAAAGAAGAAAGTACAAAGAAGGTGTTTAGATGGAGTTTAACGTAAAGGTTAATATTGACGCTGATGAAGCAATTGAGAAATTAGAGCGTATCAAACAACTATATGAAGAAATTAACCGATTAAAGAACGATAGATCAGTTGTAAAGGAAGGAATAAGCAACGAAGCTAACACAGAACAAATTAAAAATTACATTAATAAAAGTAATGCTGAAAATGCAAACTTTAACTTATTCTAGCTAACACTTAAATGTGTTAGCAATTTTGATGCCCAAATCATGCTCAAGGCGTTAAAAGGTGCAAACTCATGGTGGAAAAGACCACCGTAATAAAAAATGTGAGGAGTAATACAAATGAAACGAGAATTTTTACGTGGTTTAGGTTTAGAAGAGGAAACAGTTCAAAAGATTGTAGATGAACATCATGACACTTTGCGTGATTTTAAAAATAAAGCTGAGAAGACAGAATCATTGCAAGAGCAACTTGATAAAGCAAACAAAGAACTGGATAATCGTGACAAACAAATCACTGACCTTCAAAAGGCTAAAGATGGGGATAATCAAGAACTTAAAGATAAGTTAGCAAACTATGAAAAAGAAAATGCCCAATATAAAGCTGATATGAAGGAGTTAAAACTTAATAACGCTGTTAAGTTGGCGGTTGCTAAAGACGCAAACGACGCCGACGACATTCTAGCTTTCATCAACAAAGATGAGTTAGAACTACAAGACGACGGCAATGTTAAAGGTTTAGATAAAGCGATTGAATCGTTAAAAGAGTCTAAGCCTTATTTATTTGCTGAAAGTAAACCAAGTGGACGCACACCAGACGACGGTAAAAACGTAAATGGTGGGATTACACAAGAAGAATTTAACAATATGAGTGTCGCAGAGAGAACTAATCTATTCGTTAATGATAGAAAAACTTATGACGCTCTAATAAACAATTAGAAAAGAGGTATAAAACATGGCACAAGGAACAACAACTAAAAGTACACAAATCGTTCCAGAAGTATTAGCACCTATGATGCAAGCAGAATTAGATAAGAAATTAAGATTTGCGCAATTTGCGGACATCGACAGTACATTAGTAGGACAACCAGGAGACACTTTAACTTTCCCTGCATTTGTTTACAGTGGTGACGCTACAGTAGTACCTGAAGGGCAAAAAATTCCTGTAGACAAAATCGAAACTAACAGACGTGAAGCTAAAATTCATAAAATCGGTAAAGGTACTGATATTACTGATGAAGCTTTATTGTCTGGTTATGGTGATCCTCAAGGAGAAGCAGTACGTCAACATGGATTAGCTATTGCTAACAAAGTAGACAATGACGTATTAGAAGCTTTACGAGGTACTAAATTGACTGTAAGTGCAGACATCGGCACATTAGCAGGCTTAGAAGCTGCTATTGATACATTTGACGATGAAGATTTAGAACCAATGGTATTATTCATTAATCCTAAAGACGCTGGTAAATTACGTTCTAGCGCTTCAGATAACTTCACTCGCGCTACTGAATTAGGCGATAACATTATCGTTAAAGGTGCATTTGGCGAAGCGTTAGGTGCTATCATTGTACGTTCTAAGAAATTAGATGAGGGCGAAGCTATTTTAGCTAAACGTGGTGCAGTTAAATTAATCACTAAACGTGATTTCTTCTTAGAAACTGACCGTGATCCTTCAACTAAAACAACTGCTTTATACAGTGATAAACATTATGTAGCATACTTATATGATGAATCTAAAGCAGTTAAGGTTACTAAAGGCGCAGGAACTACAGACTCAGGCGCATAAAAGGAGGTAGTGACGTATGTATAAAGTAATCGAATACTTCACAGACTTACAAGATAACAACTACGAATATAACGTTGGAGATACGTTCCCTCGTAAAGGTTTAAATGTAAGTAATGAACGATTAACTGAACTATCCACAAAAGAGAACCGTCAAAACAAGCCCCTTATTGAGCGTGTAGAGAGCGACAAAGACTTAAAAGGTATGAAAGTATCAGAATTAAGAGAACTCGCTAAAGAACGTGAAATAGAGGGCTTTTCTAGTATGAAAAAAGATGAACTCATTGAAGCATTAGGAAGTGTTGAGTAATGAACGCACAAGACGTTAAATTATTAAACAATCTCTCACTCGATGATACTTCAAATGACGAAACAATCGAATTACTTATTGAAAAGTATCTGAATGTAGCTGAAGAATATTGTAATCAAACATTCAATAGGAAGTCATTACCTAGTAATGTAGAGAAATTCATTGCTAATTGTATTAAACAAGGTACGACTAGCAATATTTCTTCACGTACTATGGGTACTGTGAGCTACACTTTCGTTACTGATCTACCTAAGGAAACATACGGTTACCTTAAACCATTTAGACGCTTACGTTGGACTGGTTATCATGTTTAATCCATTAAATGAGTTTCCTCATACAATCGAATTAGGCTCAAGAGAGGTTGTAGGAGAGTATCCACGTGAACAAGAGCGCTTTAAGAGCGAAAAAACAATACAAGGATTTATGGATACGCCTACTTCATCTGAACAACTCAAGTTTCATCAAATGAACCAATCATACGACAGAAACCTATATACGCCGTACAGCCTGCCAATAACTAACACAAACTTATTTAAATACAACGGTAAAACTTACGAAGTAGTAGGAGAACCTGTCGACCAAGGCGGACAACAAGAAATCAACTTAACGAGATTGAGAGAATGTCCTATTGGCTAAGGTTAAATACGGAAATTGGGATTTAGTTAAGGAACTTGAGGAGTTTGAAAAAGAAACGATTAGATGGGCTAAAAAAGGTATAGCCAAGACAACAACGATTATTCACAATTCAATAGTTAGTAACATGCCTGTTGATACCGGTTATCTTAGAGAAAGTGTTTCTATGGACTTTAAGAAGGGCGGATTAACAGGCGTTATTAATATTGGTAGTGAGTATGCAGTGTACGTTAACTACGGTACAGGGGTAGTGTGTATGCCCCACTTATCAGTAATGGTAAGTTAAAAATCGGGCAAAATCGGTGAAAGTCTTATATGTAAAATATTGACTGGTATATACGATGAAGGTTTGGTATAATATCCATAAGGAGTGATGTTATGCTAACCAATTCTAAAGGCGAAGTTTTTGAAGGTAATTTTAGAGACTTGACAGGCAAAAAATTCAATATGTTAAAAGTCATAGAACCAGTAAGGATTCACAATCCACCTAAAGGAGATAGATACCTGTATTGGTTAGTAGAGTGTGATTGTGGAAACACTGCAGTTAAATCTGCAAAATCTATAACAACAGGTTATTCCAAAAGTTGTGGATGCTTACAAAAGATAGCGACAAGCAAGGCTAAAAAAACTCATGGTGATACAGATTCTAGACTGTATTATATATGGGAAAATATGAAGAAACGTTGCTATAAACCAAATTCCGATAGATACAAAAATTATGGTGCTAGAGGAATAACTATCTGTGAAGAATGGAAAAATAGTTATAAAAATTTCTATGACTGGGCATATAATAATGGTTACAATGAACGCTTAACTATTGAAAGAAAAGATATTAACGGTAACTACGAACCTTCAAATTGTACTTGGATAACAAGGAATGAACAAGCTAAAAACAGAACTAGCAATAAATGGGTATTCCTAGATGGTATTAAGTACTCGCCGCAAGAATTAGAAAAAATATACAAAATATCAATTAACACAATATATGCAAGGATTGCTCGTGGTGATAAAGGTTACGCTGTTGTTAGACCTTTAGGACAAAGACAATTCTGGAAAAGATAACACCGAGGTAACTTAATAGATTGCGAAAGGCTATTGAGCACTGTAGAGCGTAGGAAGTGAATAAATATAATCTTCCCAAGAGTGTCCGACAACCAATAATGGTTGTCTTTTTTATTGGTTGAAAATGTACGCCGAACTTACAGGTGACTGTAAGAAGTAAAGGATAAAAAGCCTTTACGATAACAAGATGATACGCAGTCGGTCCAGGTGGTAGTCGTGCAAAGAATATCCCGTGGCGTTACAAAGACGCAGACGGACATTGGCACACAACTAAAGGGCAACATGCACAACCTTTCTGGGAACCAGCAATTGATGAAGGTAGAGCGTTTTTCAATAAGTATTTTTCATAAGGTGGTTAAGATATGTGGGTATCAGTAGAACGGTATCTGTTTAACAAGATATATAACAAATTAAAAAGCAACCCTATCATCAAAAAACAGCTTGGTGGTAGGGTTTTTGATTGCGTTCAAAAAGACGCTGTTTACCCATGTATCGTTGTGGGTGAAACAAACGTCACTAACAAAGAGACAACGACAAGTATGTTTGAAGATGTAGGCGTTACATTGCATGTTTATAGCCAAGCTAGAAATAGAGATGAAGCATCACAAATCATCCAATACTTAGGTTTTGTACTTAACTCTGAAATAGAAATAAATAACTATTCATTTATAAAAAGTCGAATTGATACACAAGAAGTGATAACTGACATTGATCAGTACACGAAGCACGGTATCATCCGGCTTGTTTTTAAATACAGACACAATACTTTACAAAGGAGTGTAACGAATGGCGCAGAATAAATACATTGCAGCGTTACAAATTGCTGACAAAGTTTTAGCAAGTCAGTTAAAAGAAGAAGATGCTATTCTGTTAGCTAGTTTAGCTGAAGGTGGACACACAATCAGTAATGACTTAGCTGAAATGATTACAGGTGGCAAAAAAGACTATGGTCGTAACTCTGTAGAAGAAGAAATCAAGTTAACTGTTGACCGTGTTCCTGGCGACAAAGGTCAAGAAGCTTTAAAAGAGTCAGTTAAAAACTTCAAGCAGTTACGTTTATGGATTTGGGAAGTTAAGAAACGTGACGGTAAACATCACGGTACTTTCGCTTATGTAATTGTAGAAGAGCACGAATGGTCATTTGATGATGAGGATGACAAAATCGAAATCACTGCAAAAGTTAAATTTAACAGTGCAGACGGTTCTGTTGATTCATTACCACCAGAATGGCTCAACCCTAGTGCTGCTGCTCCTACAGTTGAATGGGAAGATATGGGAGCTTATACAGACTCATACGAAAACCGTACACCTAGTGCTGGTGCATAAGTTTTACGAGGGCATTAAGCCCTCTATTTTTTTGTACAAAATAACAGAAAGAGGTTAAAGAATGACTGAAAATACAATCAATCCTATTACTACATTAGAGTTCAACGGAGAAGAAGTAGAGGCAAAAGCTACTTTCTTATTTGATAAAACTGCTAAGAAATTTGCTAAGGACGAGCAAGACGAAAATGGTAAAACAACTAAAGTGTCTGGTTTCAATGCTATCTATAATGGCATTTTAGAACGTGATCCAATCGCAATTGCTGACTTTTGGGAATGTGCAACGGCTTATTTAGGTAAAAATGCACCTAAACGTGAAGATATCGAAAAAACACTAATGGAAATTATTGACGAAAAAGAAGACTCTATCGAATTATTACAAGGTGCATTGCGAGTATTAAATCATAGTGGTTTTTTCAAGCAGAAATCACGTCTATTCTGGACACAAATGAACTCGGCTCCATCTATGGTGAAAGAAGAAGAAAAAGAATCTACGAAGAACGGAATCGAGTTCATGAAGAACAATTACAAAGAAATCATGGGCGAACTACCTTACTAGATTATTCAGAAATACGGCAGATAACCAGTCAATACATAGGCTATCTTCCTTATGATGAATTAATGAGTTTGACGCCTAATGAATGGAAAGACTGGGTTGTAGGTCGTAGATTGGCGTTACTTGATGAACAAGAAACTTTATTATTTGGTGCTCAAGCTAACGGTCTTGTGCAAGCTGGTAAATCACTTAAACGATTACAGAAGCAGTTAGAGCGTGCAAGATACGAAGTACGTGGACAGTCAGAAGAATACGAACGTATGAAAGAACGTAAGTTAGCACATAACAAACGCATTAGAAATGTTCAGAAACAAGGTACACGACGCTTTATGAATTCATTACGCAATACTAGTCAAAAAGGAGGTTAGCCATGAATAAAAACTTTATGGCTCGTATATCGGCGATCATTACAGATTTCCAACGGAATATCAGAAAAGCTCAACGTATGGCTAAAACTGAAATACCTGACGAGATTGAAACACAAGTCGATGCGAATATCAGTAAGTTTAAACGAGCCTTAAACACTGCAAAAGCAATGGCTCAACGTTGGCGTGGACACACCGTTGAAATAGACGGTAACAACAACCCTATCAAACGAGCAATTGCAGTAGTTAAAGAGAAATTACAGCAATTAAGAGATAAAGAAGTAGATATTAAAGGTAACAACAACCCCTTAAAACGTTCAGTATTAGGTGCTAAAGCTATGCTTGCAACCTTACATGATAAAACAGTAAAAGTTAACTTTGATACAAGGGGAATGACAAGAGCTCAAGTATTAACTAGAGCTTTAAGTCAGTCTTTAGATGAATACGGCGACAAAATGGATAGATTAGCTACTCGTATTCGTACATTTGGTACTGTGTTTGGACAACAAATCAAAGGTGTGCTAATCGCTAGTTTTCAAGGTCTTATTCCTATTATAGCTGGTTTAGTACCTGCCATCATGGCAGTAGCTAACGCATTAGGTGTAGTTGCTGGTGGTGCCTTAGGTGTAGCTGGTGCATTTGGTATCGCTGCAGGTGGTGCGTTTGCATTTGGCGCTATGGCAGTAAGTGCAATTAAAATGTTGAATGACGGAACATTACAAGCCACTGCACAAACAAGAAGATATCAAGCGTCTTTAGAACAAGTTAAGTCAACTTGGGAAGGCATTATCAAGCAAAATCAAGCGCAGATATTCAACACACTATCTAATGCTTTAGATACAGTTAACGTAGCTTTAGGGCGTATGAAACCATTCTTAGCAGGTATCTCTAAAGGAATGGAACAAGCGTCACAGAGTGTCTTAAAATGGGCTCAAAACAGTCAAACTGCTAGCAAATTCTTTAACATGATGAATACAACAGGTGTTAAGACATTCAACACATTATTAAGTGCTGCAGGACGTTTTGGTGACGGACTTATTAATGTATTCACTCAATTAGGTCCACTATTCTTATGGACTGCTAAAGGCTTAGATAATCTAGGTAAAAAGTTCCAAAACTGGGCTAACAGTGTAGCAGGTCAGAACGCTATTAAGTCGTTTATTGAATACACTAAAACTAATTTACCTAAAATAGGTCAAATATTTGGCAATGTATTCATGGGTATTGGTAACTTGATGAAAGCATTTGCTCAAAACAGCTCTAATATCTTTGATTGGCTAGTTAAAATGACTGCTAAGTTTAGAGAATGGTCTGAACAAGTTGGTAAATCTGAAGGATTTAAAAAGTTTGTTCAGTATGTACAAGAGAATGGTCCAGTCATTATGGATCTAATCGGTAATATCGTAAGAGTTTTGGTTGCATTCGGCACTGCAATGGCGCCAATAGCAAGTGTGATATTAAAAGTAGTAACAGCATTAGCTGGTTTCATAGCTAAGTTGTTTGAAACACACCCAGCTATAGCTCGAATGATTGGTATAGGTATGATACTCGGTGGTATGTTGTGGGCTTTACTAGCACCAATCATCGCAGTAGGTACATTATTAGAAACATTCTTTAGTAGTAGTCTATTCAAAGCTATGACTAAAATGTTAGCTTTTGCTAGAAACACTCAAATACTTAGAAGCGCGTTAAACCTAGTGAAAATCGCATTTAGACTTCTCATGAGCCCTATTAGTACAATTATGCGTATCTTACCTATGTTAAGTGGTGCATTCCAAGCGTTAGGTGTAGCTATAGGTGCGATTTCATGGCCTGTATTGGCTATCATAGGCGTTATCGTTGCTTTAATAGGTATTATTGTTTGGTTGTGGAAAACAAATGAGAATTTCAGAAAAACTTGTATTGAAGCTTGGAACACAATTAAAGATACGATAATGAACGCTGTAAAATCAGTGATTAACTGGTTCAATCAGTTCAGAGCGTCTATCGAACAAACATTACAACCAATTATCCCTATCTTACAAATGTTAGGGCAAGTTGCAAACCAAGTTCTCGGCTTCTTATTCATCAGCCTTATCAATGGTTTAGTAACTGCTTTCCAATCTCTTTGGACTGTGATTTCAGTAGTATTCACTGCGATAGGTGGAATACTACAAGCTGCTACGCAATTGATTTTCGGTTTGTTTACTGCATTAATACAGCTCCTTACCGGAGATTTTTCTGGCGCTTGGCAAACTTTACAAACTACGATTTCTAATGTAATGACTACGATTTGGAATACGTTAGTATCAATTTGGAACCAGATTTCTAACTTCATATTCAACGTTTTAAACAGAATACTTGGTACTAATATTACAAGTTGGAACCAAATTTGGTCTGCGATTTCAGGCGCAGTTACTAGAATTTGGAACACGGTGTCAAGTTGGTTTTCACGTGTAGTTTCAACCGTTGCTCAAAAAATGATGCAAGCACTCAGTCGTATCATTTCTGGTGGTGCACAATGGGTTTCAAGTATCATTTCTGCAATGAGTAGATTTTTACAAGCAGTTGTTAGTGGTTTCTTCAGAGTGGTTGGCGCTGTAGGAAATGGCATGAGAACTGCATTAAATCGAGCTCGAAGTTTTATTGGAGGTTTCTTTCAAGCAGGTGTTGATATGATAGCTGGAATGATTAGAGGTATCGTTCAAAAAGCTAAAGATTTAGCAGCAGCTGCATGGAACGCTGCAAAAGGTGCATTGAACGCTGCAAAAAGTGCTTTGGATAGTCATTCTCCTTCTCGTAAATTCATACAACTAGGTAATGATAGTATGACTGGATTAGGTATGGGTATCTCTGAATATGCAGGAAAAGCTGCAAGAGAAAGTAAATTAGCGGCGTTAAAAGTTATGGATGCCTTCAACGCAGACTTAAAACCGGACTTTTTAGAAGAAGGATTGGCTGGTTTAGGAAATTCTTTCGATGCACATATGAGTAAAGACGTACGCCATAGCATGCAAGAGAACAATAAACCTATCGTCAACGTGACTGTTCGCAATGAGTCAGATATACCAGCTATTAAATCATACATTGAAGATTCCAACTCAAAAGACGCAAGTTTCGGATTATTTTAAAGGAGTGATTGTTAATTGATATTACATGATGTTGAGGTATACAAAAATAAAGAACGTTTGCGTATTAGTAACAATCGCTTTACTGGTACTGCGTTGAGAGTTGTTTCTTACGATGTTAAAGGTGCAGGCTATGACCGAAAGTTTGATGAAATTGATCGTGTTAACGGTAGATTTCATAATGCTACTAAAGAAGAAAAGAAAAGTATATCTATGACGGTTAGGTACGATGTAGAAAAGATAGCTTACGCTTCTCATTTAAAAGCGAACATACAAGCTATGCTAAGAGGTCATTTTTATCTTAGAGAATTAGCAACGTCCGAAAGTGAAGTTAAATTCGAGAATATATTCGAACCTAAGGAACAATCTTTTGAACTAGAATATGTTGACGGCAGGCAGATACTTGTTGGCTTAGTTAACGAAGTGTCATTCGATACTACTAAAACGTCAGGTGAATTCACACTAGATTTCGAAACGATTGAATTACCATACTTTGAGAGTATTGGGTATAGTACAGATTTAGAAAAAGAGAGTGGTAATTTGAATAAATGGGGTATTCCAGACAAAAATCCGTTCAACACATCTCATAAAGAACGTAGATACACATTTTATGACACTAAAGTGGGCGATGTATATTATGGTGGTACAGCTGAAATAAACCAATTTAACCAAGACAGTGTTGTAGAAATGGTTCTAGGAGAAAACATCAGCAAAAAAGATAGCGACGGTTTTAACTTCTATATGACACATAGCGACATTATGAAAATAAGCGGTTTAGAGTTGAAAGCAGGAGATGTTATAAAATTTGACGGCATCCATGTATATCGTAATAACTTACGCATTGATGATTACAATAAGACAAAACAACAACCTGTGTTAATGCCTGGTTGGAATACTTTCCATACTACTAAGAAACTTCAAAAAATCACGTTTAAACACAAAAGATATTACTTGTAAGGAGGTTGCTTAATTGCCAATATTATTAAAAACGTTACAGGGCATTGGGCAATCCCTACCTGTAGAAACAAAATTAAATGAGAAATTAAATGAAGATGGCTCCTTAGAAATAGAAATGGTAGAAAACAAAGCTACATTTGATGCTATAGGAGCTATTACTAAAATGTGGACGATTACAGGCGTTGGTGGTGATGATGACCTGAACGAATACCGTATCGTTATGTTAGACAAAACAACTGTAGGTCAAAAGGAAAAGTTAACAATCAAAGCGCGTCCTGTCGAATTAGATGATCTAAACAATTTAAGAGTATACGAAGTATATAACGGTAGTTTTACAGGAAAAAGCTACTTCGATTTAGTTTTTAAAGATACCGGTTATAAGTATGAATTACACGCTAAGGTTTCATCTTCCAAATTTGAAAATCTAGGTAACCACGATACCAATTTAGAATTATTCAAAAAAGGTTTGGAAAGATATAACTTAGAATATGAATATAAAGCCAAAACAAAGACGTTTCATTTATATGATATTGTTCAAAGAAAGGCTAACTATTACATTAAAGCAGGTGTCAATGCTAATAATGTAAAAGTCCAAGAAGATGCTTCTAAGTGTTACACATACATTAGAGGATATGGTGGCTTTGATGAGCAACAAACTTTTAACGAAGCTAGCTTGCAATATGAGTACACACACCCCTTAGCTGACTTAGTAGGCAAACGTCATGCGCCACCTGTTGTAGATGGGCGTATAACTAAAGGGGATACACTTAAAAAAGCTATGGAGTTAGTTATACAAGAGAGTTTAAAAACGTCTGTAACACTAGACTTCATTTCTTTACAAAAGCATTTTAAAGAAGCAGTACCTAGAGTTGGGGATATTGTTAATGTAATCGATGACTTAATAGGGTTAAATGAGTTTGTTAGAATTATCGAAATCACTACACAACGAGATATTAACAACAAGATTATTAAACAAGACGTAGTGCTTGGGGAATTCAGATTACAAGATAGATACATGAAAGCAGTAAATACTGCTGCAAATTATGTTAAAGCTATTAAGTCTAACAAATCTGATCCAGCTAAAGACTTAAGGATGATTCAAGCTCAAAACAACGCAAATACTAAGACTGCACAAGATTTGCAGAAGAAAACCGATGAAATAAAAAGAAGGTTAGAAAGCGCGCATGCTAAGAGTGTTACAACTGCAAACGGTACTATTGTTCACGACTTTACACCTAAGTCTAAGATTAGGAAAGTTAAAACGATAGGTACTATTGGAGATTCTGTAGCTAAAGGTACTGGTGCTAAAACTAACTTTACGCAAATGTTAGCTAAGAAGATAAAAGCTAAATCAACAAACCTAGCTGTTAGTGGTGCGACAATGAGCACAAACAAAGATAATAGTATTTATGAACAAGCGACTAAAATTAAAGCTGATTTAATCATTGTGCAAGGTACAGATGATGATTGGATTAATGATATTAATATAGGCACTGATAAAACGGATACTAAAACGTTTTACGGTGCCTTTTATAGTGCTATCACTAAAATCAAGAGTAATAACCCTAACTCTAAAATAATTGTTATGACACCTACTAAACAATGCTATATAAAAGACGGCAAAACCGTAAGGAAAGACACTACTAAGAACGATTTAGGTCACACTTTAGCTGATTATGTAGATGTTCAAATAGACGCTTGTAACGAACTGGATATACCTGTGTATGACGCTTATCATTCAACACAATACAAACCCAATATACCTTCGTACAGAAAATCGAGTATGCCTGACGGACTACACCCTAATGAAAAAGGACACGAGGTTATTATGTATGAATTGATTAAAAACTTTTATGGTTTTTACGGCTAAGGAGGTCAACAAATTTGAAATTAGACAATTTAATTACGAAACTTCACTCGTACTTTAGTCAAAAGTTTGTAAGTCAACTTGAGAATAACTTTGAACAAATAAAATACTGGACTAATAAAAGTGATGATACTTTTAATGAACATTTAACCACTCAAAAAAATGCGCATACAACTGATCAAATCAAACACAAAACTACAAAAGGTAAAGATGTCGTATTATCTAATCATGAAAATTATCAAGATGAACTTATTGAACATCTTGTGTTAGGCCATAACGGAGATGGCAATAACGAATTAAAAGCTAGTCACACATCAATGGACGCTCAAAGTTTCGATTCTTTACACCAACGTCTATATCACGACTTTTTAAGAGAAAGTAACGCTAGAGAAGAACTAAGAGCCGACTTAACTAAGAAAATACAACGTATTGTTAACGTTGATGACTTTGGCGGAGATCCTACAGGTCAAAAGGACAGTACAAAGGCATTTCAAGACGCATTAGGTAACGGCAATGTACAGGTAACTATGAGTGGCGGTACTTACCTTACAACAGGTATTAAAATGCCTAACAACTCTCGTTTGGTAGGACAAGGTAAAGACATTACTACAATTAAGTTTATGGACGAAACACCTGCAGAAAATATTGGTATCACTAACTTAAAAATGAGTGGTGGAGCTGAAAACATTTCATTAGAAAGTTTTTCGTTCAACGGGAATAAGTTTAGACAAAATAAAACACTTAAAGCTACCGGTGGTTCTCGTTCATCTAACATTAGATTTGCGGGTGTAACTAATGGATATATCTATAACGTTAAATCATATGACGCTTTACTACACTGCATCGATGTAACATATGCAAATGACAATTATTACTACGAGGGCGATGGCAATCGTGTCCCTTATTCATTAGAAAGCAAACACATATTTATCGATAATTGTGAGGTATATGGTTGCGGAGATGACGGTATCACTACTCACCATTCAAGATATATTACAATTTCTAATTGTTACGCTCATGATCCGACTGGTGGTAGCAATAGTAATGGAATTGAAATCGATGATGGCTCACAATTTGTTTTCTTATCAAACAACAGAACCAAAGGTAACTTCGGCGGTTTAGAAATCAAAGCGCACAGTAACGCAAACGCTGCAAGTGGTGTGTTCGTTAACGGTCACGTATCAATCGAAGATACAAGAGCTTACAACATTCGACACATCGGTCACCATAGAGCTAAAACAGACAATAAAAGTTTGACTGCTTATGACGTGGCGCTAAATAATTGCTTAGCTTTAAACCCTAAATACAATGGTGTGTATCCAGGCTCAACACCTAGAGCATTATTAATCAGTGCTTATAAAAATGTATCAGTCAATAATTTCACTGCAATTGGTGATGATGATTTCGGAAAATTAGAAGGTGGAAAACTAGATAAAAAACAACCAGCAATAGCCATCCAATTCATGTCTGAAAACATCTCACTTAATAATATTAATGTACGTAACTTTAAAAACGCAGAAGTAGATATCAGATTATTTGGCGGAGATAATAGACCTTCAAGAGTTATTTTAAACAATATCAATATTTGGAATTCATCTAACAATATCGGTATCGGTGTTGGAAGTAAAATATACGATACTAAAATAACTAATTGTAATTTACACGGTAATGGTTCAGGTATAGGATTACGTTTGACAAATAACCACGCTATGATTAGTGGTATCACAGCAAACAATTATTCAACACCTGCATGGATAGCCGGCGAAAAATACGACACACCTCCTACAGTTGGAAAAGGCGGCGCTAGTATAGCGTCTACAGGAAGTGCAGGCGTAGCTAATGCTAGTGCAGTTATTGCGTCAACAGGAGGTTCGAAAGCATACAGTAATCGTAGCTTTGTATTAGGTTCTGGTGCTAACTCCAAATCTTATGGTTCACGTAGCGGTATTATCAATTCACTTAATTCTGAAACTGATAAAAAAGGCCATACACAACTGATTATGAATAGTAATCGTGTTAAGTCACCTGGTAACTATCATGTTGTCGCTGGATATGGTTCTAGTGGTAATGCTTCTACATCTAACATTAAATTTGATTTAAGCACTTATTCAGGAAACTTAACTTTAGCCGGTCAACTTAAACAAGATAGTGCCGATATCGCAGAGTTATTTGAGTCACAAAATGGATTAGCAATCGATTTAGGTACAATCGTTACATTAGACGGAGATAAGATAAGAAAAGCACAACCTAATGACACACCAATTGGCGTCATATCTGGAACTGCTGCATTGGTAGCGAATGAAAAAACGTTCCACCACAAAGATAGATTTCTCAAAAACGAATACGGTGTAACTATCACAAATAGAAAACAAGTTGAATTTGTAGATGATGAGGGCAACGTTTCTTTCGAATGGCGTGACATACCAGTAGAAAACCCTGAATATAACGACAAAATCGATTATCAATCACGTTCAGAAAGACCTGAATGGAATGTAGTCGGATTATTAGGTCAAATCTACACAAACATTGAGAAAGACGTTATACCAGGCGACTATATCAATGGTAGAGCAGGTGTAGGTTACAAAGATAATGTGAACGGTAAAGGCAGAGTCATGAAGATAACTTCTGAATACACTGAAGAACGTGGCTGTGCAATAGCATTAGTATTGTGGGGTGCTAAATAATGGAATTAGAAAAAGTAGGTAAACTTGATTTAAATGAAGAACCATATTTACAACTGATATCTAATAGAGGTATCGGTTTTTATAATCTCGATAAAAATACTGCTAAATTTCAATTTGTAGTACAAAAAGACAACAAACCTCTGTTAATCAGCGATAAGAACGTTAAAGGTTATGCTTTCTTTAAAGCTGCGAACGGAACAGAAGAAAAACGACCTAGTACATCGGGTGTATTAGACGTAGAATTCATTGATCCAATGAAAGGATTAATAGGTGTTACGGTACCTCAATGGTTTCTGAAAAACGTAGTCGATTCTGAAGTGTTGGGTGAAATTTACCTATCGCTTAACGATGTAAACAATATAGGAAAAGACGATACTGTTGTGTTAGGTACCTTTAAATTCACAGTACGTGATAGTCTTATCAATCAAATCGAAAGTGATATCAAAGTATCTTATATTCGCATGTTTGATGATTTGCGTTCGGAATTAGAAAAGAAAGTGCAACAACTTAAGCAAGATATAGGCGATACACAAACGTTGATTGAATCTATTAAGCAAACAGCTGAAGAATACCTCATTAAAATAAACAAGGCTCAAGCAGACGCTCTTATTGCCATTACAGACGCATTATTGTCGTCTAACCAAAGCATCGAGTTAGAGAGAGAAGAAGCGTTAAGACAAATAGATGCTAAACGTGACGCTATCAAGACGGATTATGATTTAGCTTCAGATACATTCCAAAAATTGTATGATAGCAACGTTCAATCTTTTAATACAAATGTTAGTAACGCTAATACAACGATAGATGAAAAAGTTAATTCGTTTAATGAAACACTTAAGAATGATGGCTTTACTACTCCAAGTGATGTAGACAATAAATTAAATGAGTTAGATTGGCAAAAATACAAATTTACAGATAACAATGGCACAAGACAATGGCTAGGAATTTTATCTGAACCGGTTGAAACTTTGGAACCCGGTTTATACGAATGTTCAATTCCTAGTGATTACAAAATAACAAATACTCCTCAAAGTTTAAGCGGTGTAGCTTATATAGCTGAAATCAATGTCACAGAAGGGAAACAAGGAAGAAAACAGATATTACTTCATCAAAACTATCTTAATGAGTTGTGGTCTAAAACAATTCATACTAATGGAATAGATAAAGGTTGGGTACTTTTAAATCCTAAAGTTGTAGATACTGGTTGGATTGATTTACAACTAGTGAACAGTGCATCGTCTCATAACGACTTAGTTACTAAAGGTGGATTCACTAGTGCATACAGAACAATCACAAAAAATGGAATTACTAAGAAAATGTTACGCATTAATGCTACAACTATCAAACATGGACAGACTATTGCACTTTTACCTAAAGAATTCGTCAAAAACTTAATGTTTTTCTCAATAAGCACACCTAGAAATAAAAACAACGGACGTATTTCGTTGAACACATCAGGAACAGTGAATTTTGACGCTACTGTAGATCCATCAGCGTGGACTGATACAGATTATATTTACGGTCAATATGAATGGACGGAGTGATGAAATGAAAGTAGTTTATTTATGGAAAAATGGACAAGCAATTATTGTTCACAAAAACGAAGAAGATGAATATGTTTATCCTGATGAAAAATGGACAGAGAACCAACCTCCTCAAGGTATCATCTTACCTTGCTATTATGACGGTAAAAAATGGGTTGGGCAAACCCAAGATGAGCTAGAAAAGATGTTGCCTGAAGTAGAAATTCCTGTTGATGACAAAGATATTGCTATAGCTAAATTAACGAGCTTAGTTGTCGATTTACAAGAAGAGGTTATGAGTTTGAAGCAGAACATCGCACTAATAACTGAAGAACAAGCAAATCAAAAATTGGAGGAAGCATAATATGGATAAAGTAGTAATCGATTTATATAAGAAAAAATTATACACTGACGAAACTTTCAAAAAGTTTGTTAGAGTTGGTTGGATTACTCCGGAGCAATTCAAAGAAACTACAGGTAAAGATTACGAACCACAAGTTAAATAGCTTGTGGTTTTTATTTTAAGTGAAGTAGGTGTTTATATGACAGAAAGTAGCCAAAGAGGAGATTATGAACGACGTATAAAAAGGTTGGAAGATAACGACGAAAAAATCTTCGACTCTTTGGAAAAGATTAAAGATGGACAACACAGTCAAAATTTGATTAATCAAAAAATGAATTTTACTTTAGATTCGATAAATAGAGAAAGGGAGTTAGAAAAAGAAAACAAAAAAGAAAGTAAAGAAGATATCAAAAAGATTAAATTCTGGGTGTTAGGACTTGTCGGTACGATTATTTCAACCTTAATCGTAACGACTGTCAAAATGATATTTGGTCTTTAAAGGAGGTGAGTTACCATGTTCGGATTATTTTTAGGCGCAAGTTTTTGGGAATGTTTCTGGTTTGGTAAATGTAAATAATTAGATTATTAAGCCGGCTTTTTAGTCGGCTTTTTATTATCCCAGAAATGAGGTGGATATATGGGATTACCTAATCCTAAAAGAAGAAAACCTACTGCTTCGGAAGTTGCAGCATGGGCAAAAAGAATGATTGGCAGAAGAGTTGATGTAGATGGTTATTATGGCGCCCAGTGTTGAATCTAGCACCTTTGATGAGTAATCATCATAGCAAACTCCTCTAATTCATGGGAACCCTAAACAAGTTATGTTGTAGGCAATCATGAGCGAAGCCTATAAATAGGAACGTGCAACGACTAGTCGAAAGACGTACACTCAAGCGAGTGGAAACGGGGAGCAACCTAATAGGTTGATGATATAGTCTGAACATTCATAGAAATATGAAGAAGGTGACAAGTGGCGATTGTCATCGTAACAAAATTGTGGGATTTACCAAACTACATTTTCAATAGATATTGGCATTTCAAAACAACAGGAAATGCGATTGCTATGGCGTGGTATAGATATCCTAAAGGGTTCAAATTCTATAGGAATACTAGAAACTTTGTTCCGAAACCCGGAGATATGGCTGTATGGGGTACAGGTTCTTTTAATAATGGCACAGGACATACAGCTGTTGTAGTAGGTCCATCTAACAAGAGTTACTTCACCAGTGTGGATCAAAATTGGCGAAATGCAAACGGTTATACCGGTTCTCCCGGTTCGTTAGAAAAACACACATACTATGGTATAAGTGGGTTCGTCAGACCTCCCTACCACGCAGAAACTAAGAAACCATCGAAACCAAGTAGTACACCGTCCAAACCCTCTAATGAAAACACTCCTAAAAACACAAAAGAACAAACGAAACCTATAACTAAAGAGGTTACCAAAGTTTCCTATACATCGTTCGCATATGATTTAGACGATGATTTGGAATATATTTATCATTATATGGTTGAAGGGCAAAAGTTGATAGGGAAAGTAAAAGGTATATATATCAAAGAGAGTACACATATGCGTTCTGTTGAAGAATTGTATTTACAACGTAATAAATATGTGAATGAAGATGAATACCCTCATGTATATATAGACCGTGAGCGTGTATGGACACCTAGACCTGATTCAGAAGAAGCACCAGAACATCCAGGTTGGCTTGTTATGGAAGTTTGCGGAGGACAAACGGATAGCAAACGCCAATTCATGCTCAATCAAATCAGAGCGTTAATCTACGGCGTTTGGTTGCTAAGTTGGAGTAAGGTGAAACTTTCTGAATCGTCAATCAAAGCAGATCCTAACATATGGCGTTCTATGAAAGATTTAATCAATTACGACTTAATCAAAAATGGTATTCCTGATGAAAGTAAATATAAAGAAGTCGAGAAGAAAATTATCGGTTTATATTTGAAAAGAGATAAATTACTTACAGAAACAATTACTACAACAACTACAAAGACAAAGATAAAAATTAAACCTAAAACTTCGGTCGACAATCCTTCACAGAACGATAAGTCGACAGGAAAAACGACAAACAGAACTTCAAATAAACCTCGTGTAGTTGTAGAGAAAAGTAAATATACTTTCCAACAAGCGCTTAATGCACAAATGGCTCATGGCATGCCTCAAAAATCTTATAGTTGGGGTTGGGGTAATGCTTCTAGGTCACAAACAAGTAAGTATATGAATCCTAACACTATATGGAATAGTTCAACTCAACGCTATCAAATGCTAGATTTAGGAAAATATCAAGGTATATCAGTAAGTAAGTTGAATAAGATACTTAAAGGTAAAGGCACTTTATCTGGACAAGGTAAAGCTTTTGCAGACGGTTGTAAGAAGTACAATGTAAATGAAATTTACTTAATTGCTCACGCTTTCTTAGAAAGTGGATATGGCCGTAGTAACTTTGCTAGTGGGCGCTATGGAATTTATAACTACTTTGGTATTGCAGCATATGATAACAACCCTAACGCTTCTATAGCGTATGCCAAACGCCAAGGCTGGACAAGTCCACGTAATGGTATTATAGGTGGTGCTAAGTTCGTTAGGAAACAATACTTTAACAAAGGTAAAAACACCTTATACAGAATGCGTTGGAATCCTAGTAATCCAGGTCGTATGCAATATGCTACTGCTATCGAATGGTGTAATTTCCAAGCAACAACAATAAACAGTTTGTACAAAAAAGTAGGATTAAAAGGTATGTATTATATCAGAGATAAATATAGATAAATAATTAGTGAATTTTGATTTCAGATCTAATCGATAGTGGTTAGGTCTTTTTATTTTATTTAAAAAGGAGATATATGTATGAGAAATTTCTTAGGAATAAATTGGCATGTAAGATTTAATAATCCTATAGCTATTATTCAATTAATTGTAGGTGCATTTATGCCTATTCTTGTTTATTTAGGAATTGATTGGCATTCATTAACTACTTGGGGTGCTGTTGGAGAAGCTTTATTAAAATTTATTAGCAATCCAATTGCTGTAATAGGTGTGTTGGTAAGTCTATATATGTCGGCAGTAGACGGTACAAGTGCTGGTTTGTCCGATAGTTTAATGGCTCAAGAATATAAGAAACCTAATAAGGAATAGGAGGCCTATAAAATGGCAGAAAAATGGAATGGAGTACCAGTGCGTTACGATTTGTTGCCTATTGGAACACGTCGTAGTGGAGAAGCATTACACACTAAAAATGGAAAGCCTAGTTTTGCAGTTATTCATGATACTGGGAATCCAAATACTACTGCACAAGATAATGTGAATTATTATAAAAATACTTATAATATCGCTTGGAGTATGGTAGCGAGCGCTCATATTTTTGTTGATGACAAAGAAGCAATTATATGTATTCCAGTTACAGAGGTAGCATGGCACGTTATGTTGAATACTACTATAGATAATCAGTGGTATAATGCTGACGCTGACTATGCGGCATTTGGTGTAGAAGCATGTTACTTCACAGATAAGAAACGCAGCTTAAAGTCGTTAGATAACGCAGTGCGTATCATGGCTTATCTTACTAAATTTTGGAAGATTAACTATAAAAATGAAATGCCAGGTCATCAAGACATACAGTATGACAAGCAAGATCCTGGAAACTTATTAGAAGCTTGTGGCTTAGGTCGTAATACGAGTATCTTTGATGGGTATGTAGCTAAATATATTGACGGCGTTAAAGTTCCCAAAGTTAGCAAGAAGAAAGCCGGAAACAAAGGTAAAAACAAAGAAAAACCTAAATCTAAGCCATCAACAAAAGATTACCAAAGTGCAATCAATTATATGTATAGCTTGAAAGGTAAGTTTGTTGACTTTGATAACCGTTGGGCATATCAGTGTATGGACTTAGCAGTTGATTACGTATATCACATAACTAATGGTAAAGTTAGAATGTGGGGTAATGCGAAAGATAGTATCCTCAATATATTCCCTAAAGGTTGGAAGATTGTCAAAAATACACCGGATTATGTACCACCAGTTGGAGCAATTGGTGTATGTACGTATGGTATATACCAAAGATACGGTCACATCTATTTAGTTTGGGATAATAGTGGAGGAACTAACACACAAACTGTATTAGAACAAAACTTTGATGGTAACGCAGATACACCTGCAAAACTACGTGTTGATAATTTTTATGGAACAACGCATTACATTGTGCCATCATTTGTTGATGAAGATTATGATGTAAACAAAATCAAAACAGTTACAACTCGCAAGGCTACAAATAAATATAATGGTAAACGAGTACCTAAAAACTTAGTATGGAGTAAAACACCTCATTATATTGCAAAAGCAGACAGTGCAGGTGTCACTATCTGCAAAGATGTTAAAAACGGATATATGAAGAAAACTAATCTAGTATACAAAGCAGGTTATAGTCCGTTTTACGTATATGAAATACGTGAAGGTTGGGCGCGTGTTTATTCTGAAAGTAGTAATTACTGGGTATGGCATGAGCGTTTGATCATCACTAAAGAATATAAACACAATGAAACAAGAGATGGCAAAAAAGCAAGTAAGCAAACAAAAGAAATGAAAAAAATAGCAAAGAAATCTAAAAATAAGCTTTCTATAGGTCAAATACCACCTAAAAAATTAGGTTGGCAACGCAAAAAATACTTTGCAGCACGCGCAGATAGCTTTGGAGCAACGATACTTAATAGACATGGAGGTAAAGGTAACTATTCGTGGAACATGACTAATACAACATATGGTAAAGGTCAATTATTCTATATTTACGAGATTATAGACGGTTGGTGTCGTGTACACGGTCCTAGTGATAACTACTGGGTATGGCACGAAAGACTTAGAATTACAAAAGTATATTAAATTATGTGGTATAATACAGGTACCACATCATTATACAAGGGTAGTCGCTATGACTACCCTCTTTTTTTATTGTATAATAATCTTTGTTCCTGATTTCAAACTAATACTATATTCTAAACTACGTTCTTATGAGCGTGGTTTTTTGTGTACACGTGTCAAATACGTGTCAAAATAGTTATAACCTTTTAGTTCTATTTAGAAAATAAATCTTTGAAAACACTGTACTTATGGCTATTTAGTTTTATTTAGAAATTTATTTTTATCCCTCCGTTTCCGT